GCACGTTTATCACGTTCACGTTCTGCTTCCTGTTTAGTTTTGAAAATGTGTCCTTGGTCATATCTTGGTTGGTCATAACTACTGAAATCCCATCGCAAACTAGTTATATTGCCTCCTGATTCAACCAACCAATACTGTTCATATTCTTTAAAAGGATAGTCAAACTCTTCTGCCGTTTCCAATTTCAATTGCTCATACAACGATTTTAACTTATCCAATTCATCTACAATAGATTGATTACCGTCTACTATCTTGCCTAGTTCTTTTATCAATTCATTTAATTCTTTACTCATCTCTATCCCTCCAAATATAATCTCTTAATTTCATTGCCGAATAGTTCTATTGCACATATAGCGTCCTCACGATTTTTGAAGCATCCAAAACTTTCAAAAGGTTGCACATCGATATACCACTTCAATAGCAATTCACTTGACTCATGATTGAATACAATAAAATATTTCGCTTTAAATTTATCTTTAAAATCCGGTTTCCAATCTCCGTTGCACTTATCTCTAAATTGTCGGAATCGTGTAAGTAACTCACGTCTATAATGTTCTCTTGTCGCGTCTTCTTTAGTCTTAAAAAAATTTCCTTGTCTATAGATCTTTCGGTCATTACCGCTACTACTCCACCAATCTTCCGCTATATCACCGTTGCTGGTTAATAGATAACACTTTTCTGTATAATTAAAAGGATAATCAATCTCTTTTTTTTGTATCTCAAATTTTAGCTCTTGCTGCAACTCTACTTTTCGTTTTTCTAGTTCTGTTATTTGCTTTTCTAACTCTTCCACTCTACTCATCATTCCGCCTCCAATTTACGTTTTAGTGCTTGAAATTTATTTTTATCTTTCATCAACTCTTCCAACGCTCCAACGATCATTAGCTTACTCATTTTATCAGGATAATGAATATCTTTTTCCCAATTAAAAACCGTTGTTTTAGTAACTCCGATAATCTTAGCAAACTCCAATTGACTCAACTTTTCTTCTTTTCTTATTTGATACAATTTCTTGCCTAAACTCATGTTTATTCTCCTCTCACGATATAATTATTCATATGTGTTTGCTTTAGAATATCTGATAGCCATGTGTCGCTTTCGTTTCTCAATCCATGAGTCCAGCAAGAAAAATCTATCTGAACATGGTTTTTTGTAAAATATAATTCTTCAATTAAACACGATTGTAAAGAGCTATTAGCATTGTGTTTTATAAAGCGACAATTAAATAGATCTTGTAAATCCGATTTAATCCATTCTTTAGCCGCATGAATATCTTTCAAGCCAACTTCTTTAGCAAACTTAGGATACGACACCGTCGTTCGACTACTTGTACCATCCATTTTCTGTTCAATATATTCTGCTATGTTCATTGTTGTTCCTCCACATAATCCACTAACCAGTTTTCATTGTGTTTTCTCATTTCTTTTGTTTCTTCTGTCAACTCAACCATTATCCATGGACCTTCGCAAAATTGAATATAATTTACAACTTTTTTCATTGATGCAAACGGCGATATAAAACTACCTATAACTTGACATAAATATTTACAATCGTATTCTGCAAATTGTAAACTTGTAAAAAGTTTAGGTACATTCACATAAACGTGTAACGAATCGACATCAGCCAATTCTTGAACGTGTTCTAGAAACAGTCGTCTAATTCTTCGTTCATTCATTCTTCTTCTCCATTTCTTCCACAATCTTTAGTAACCAATCTTCTTGTTCACGGGCGTCTTGTGTCCATTCTGCAAACTCAACTCTAACAACGGTTACTAATATGGTAAACGATGTGATAATCCTAGCGAATTTTATTTGCTTCCACCATGCTACGTTTTGTTTAAATGTACATAGATAATTCATGAGTACGTGCAATTCATTTGTCACATTTTCTAATACCTCATGTAATTGTTCAGACGGAATACCAGCCCAGTCCATATATGCTGTAATAGGGAAGGTTGCTTCTAACTTATCTTTCTCAGATATTTCTTGTAAAAACTTTAAAAATCTTTTGTTCGTCATTGTTATGCACCTCGTAATTGTTCTTGAATTTCTAAAATAGGTTCTTTTACTCGTAAAAATTGAAATCTATTCTCGTATAACACTCCTACTAATGTATAATAATCGTTCAATTCCGCACGATATAGACGTTCACAACTCAAAATACAATTAGAATTAATATAAATTTCACGACTCGCAGCCAACTCAGTTAACTTTATTAATTTCATTCCGCTACACCTCACTTACCATGTTTCTTTCCCTGCGTAATGTATTTCCATACTACCTCTAACCTGCATTATTGCATTCAAAATATCTTCCACATTTCCTACCGCATGAATGCAAGTACCGTTTTGTGCTTCAATCACAGTAACTCCTTCTTCTTCAGAAGCATAGACTTTCCAAATCCCATCAATTTTTATCCACGCTTCTTTACAGTTGAATTTTTCGTAAATTTTTAACACGTTGCCATTCTCCTCTGTAGAACACTTTCTTATCACGTTTACGCCGTACGTATCGTTCATTATCAATCTTTACAATCTCTATCTTGTTATAATTGTGTAATCTGTTAGGGTCAGTTGTTTCTCCGAACGTTTTAATCATCATTGACAACTCCTTTTTGACGTTTTGTTTTTCTAATCGTTTTCTAATTTTAGGTCAATTTTCTCATAATTATTCAAAGGTTACATGGTTACACGTTTTTTCGAAAAAGTCTAAAACGAAAATATAAGAATGTTGATTTATCAACGTTTTTACTATATATACTATTTATATATACTTTTTTATTAAAAAAACATGTAACCTGTAACTTTTAATAGTAAAAACATAGGTATATCAAGGGATTCCACGGTTACACGTAGCCAAAAAAACGTGTAACCTACCCGTAACTACCTGTAACTTTTTAGCCCAAAGGTTACACGTAGGAAGTGCAAGTTACGGGTTACGTGTAACCTTCCTTAAATGAGAATTCTTTTATAACCTCTTGTTGTTTTTCCGTTCGATTTGTAAATTTGTTTTTCCCAATTTTGTAAATTATCCATAATAAAACTGATTTTTTTAGACAATTTTTGGTCGTTTGATTCTCTTCTGAAAATATTAAACATAATCTCTCTAGTAGAAACTCGCTGCAATTCATGTCCACCTGATTTCCATTCCGGACTGTTCGCAAAATATTTCAAGGTGTATAAGCTTTGTTCTGTTGTTGTTTTACTTTCCCAATTTTGAGGAACAGGCATTTCTAAATATTGCAGCACTTGAATTTCTATTTCATCTCTAAACATAAATTGCTCACGATATTCATGTAATTCTTTTTCTGTTTCGTCATCAAACATCAAATCAAAGCCTTTTTCGTAAATTGTTACTGCTTCTCCCCAGATTTGTTCTACTGTTTCTGGAGTCATATTCATTGGGTGTTTTTTCTGTTGATTGTTATTAGCAAGAACAGGAAGAAAACGACGTTCTCCGGTTTTGTCTTTTAAGTACTCAATATGATTACTTGTTCTAGCCAAAACAAAGTTTTTAGCGAACTCTTGCGTTCTTCGCATGTACGGTTTTCTAAAGCGTAAACTTGTTTTTGAGATAAATGATTTTGTTTCAGCAAAACTCATTCTGTCACTAGCAACCATTTCATCATCATTAACAATCAAATGTTTCAGCATGATATCGTAATTATCTTTATTTGCAAAATCAGTGACTGCATCTGTATACCATTGACCGCCTATTTTTTGTAAAAAAGAAGTTTTCCCGACACCTTGACCACCTACTAGATCGAGAACGTAGTCGAATTTAACGTAAGGTTCATATACTTTAGCGACTGCCCCAACAAGCCACATTGTTGCAATTTTAGAAATCAATTCTTTATCATCAGCTCCTAAATACACTTGCAGCATTTGATTAATCCGTTGTTTTTTATCCCATTTGTCTCTTGCGTTTTCCATGTATTCTTTTACTGGATTATAAGAACGCTCCGATAAAAAGGTTTCCATACCATCTAACATTGCTTGACTTGTAAACGCTGCTCCAATTACATTTTCAAAATATACTTTTACGACTGATTCGAAATTAGAAGGCAATTCACCTTTCTTTAAAGTAGTGTTTCCTAATTGGATATCTTGAGTTAATTCGTGCTCTTGAGAAAACTCATTGTGTTTCAAATAGAGGTTTAATTGGTCATCCGCTCTAAATGCATTCAGTACATTCACAGGGCTATTAACTTTAAGAGTGCCATTGCTATTTTTTATTGGTTGAAAATTTTTATAAAAACTTACTAATTCACCAATTGCAATCACCTCCTATCTTTGCTAATCATACTCATTACTGTTCTTTCTAATTCTTGATTGGATAATGGATTTTGCGTATTGCCATTAGCAATTTTAGCTAATGACAATACATCCATTTCATCAACCTGCCTATATAGCAAGCCTCCAACAAATTTTGCTAATTTATCATTACGATTGCCTTCATCACCTAAACCGTTCGCAATTGTTTCAAATAATTCTGTTGTTTTTGTTTTTCCAGTTGTTCTACTTTGATTTGCCCATGACCTTAAGCCATCTCCAAAATCAAATGAACGCCCATTTGTTTTTTGATATTGCTTAATGATTGCCTCTATTAATTCTCTAGAAGCTGTAACCATTGTGCCGTTTTTAGGTGACTTCTCTAAATCCCATTCATACTGCCCTTTACTTGTTGCGGAAGGAGCAACTAGAACATAATTGTTTTCATGGGCTTTAATATCCACCCCAGGTAAGAATCCAATCATTTGACTAATGTTTATATCATCTCTTTTGAAATAAAATAGGTGTTTACCACCGCTTGCTGTTTTTGCTTGTAAAGTGGGTTCAATTAATTTTAAATGCTCCCACTTCTTCAATGAGTCGAAACCACTGGTTTCGCCATGCTTATCAATATCGATTACAAAGAAATTAGTCGTTCTTAATGCGATATTGGCGTCTGGATGCTTATTCCATATTTCCTCGATTTCATCAACACCAAGTGGTGGTTTTGCAGCAAATTCAATTAATGGTCTTTTAGTTGTTGGACTAATTGGGATGACTGAAAATCCTTTTTGTTGATACAAAAGGGCGTATTCTTTCATTGAATGCATAGCATCACCTTATTTTTAGAACGGTAAATCATCATCTTCTACAGTCAATGTTTCGCCGAAGCTTTCTGTTTTTTCTACAAGGTCATAGTTACGATAAACTTTTTCTCCTCTGCCTTTTGTTTCTTCAATTTGTAAAGTGAAGTATGAACCAACTGCCTTACGTTCTAATGCATCAGCTAATGTTTTTCCATCTTCAAAATCGTTTTTTAATACTTTATCTCCAGAAAATTCAATTGCTTTTTGGAAGAATTTAATCGTACGTTCTACTGACCAACTGATATCTTTGCCGTTCCATTCTGGTAAAGTACCAAATGATACATATTCACTACGATTATCATATTCACTTTCAGGATCACGAACTTCAAACGTATACCCTAAACTTTCCCATCCGCTTTCTGAAATATTAAACTGTACTTTTTTTAGAATTACTGGATATTCACCAGCTGGAATTTGTGCTACTCCATTTACACTATCTTTTCTCGGGTCAAAACCATCTTCTTTAATTTTCTTTGCAATACTTAATAAACTCATTCGTTATTCTCCTTTTTCATTAAAATAATTCATCAATATCTGTAGTTGTTGTTTTTTCTTGTTTTGGTGCTTTTTCCACTACTTGCTTTTTACGAGGGGCTTCTACTGCACCACGCACAGTACTTAAAATCTTCAAGATTTTTTTATCATCAACTTGGTCTGCATAGTAAACTTTACGTCGTCTATCAATTTCACGATTGTAATTATTACCAACTTTTTCGGTATGAATCATCAAATCAGAATTACCATTAATCAGATTGACATACTTATCTTTCAAACTTGGTTTGTCTTTTGTGGCTTTACCGTTATCGTCATATTCAGAAACTTGACGGCTAATATAGATAACATTCATTGGTAATGCTTTTAAGTCCATCACTAATTCCGTTACTGCTTGGTTAAAGAAGTCGTAACCTTTTCCGTAACCAATTTCTGATAGAGATTTAAGTCTTGGTTTACCGCTTGGGGTTAACTCGTCACAGACAGCAATTTTAATCATCTCAATCACATCATCAATTACATCTACAACGACTGTTTCGTAAGAATGCTTATGATTTTGCAACGCTAATAAGATTTCACCTAATTGATTAATCACAGAATTAACAATTTTTCCGTCTTTGTCTTTTACATTTGCTAATTGAATACTCGGTACGGCATTTGCTTCAGCATTACCATCCGTATTCAAAACGATTGGATTAGGAAACTCGTTTGCTAAATACGATTTTCCACTCATAGTTTCCCCGTAAATAAAATAGTTACGGGGGGTATCTTTTGGAATTTG